CGGAGCATGTGAGTCATCTTCTGGACTGGATGACGTTCTGGCGGCGCAATCCCGGAAGGTTTGCGGAGTTTTACTTCAACCTCAAGCTACATCTGTACCAGCACATCATCCTCTATTTCATGTTTTTGTTTCCGAGCTTGTGCGTGGTCGCCGCGCGAAGCGACGCGAAGAGCTTTATCATCGCGGTCGGCGCGTGCGTGATGTCAATTTTGTATCCGGGTTCGCAAATTGTGATCGCGTCGGCCACCAAGGGGCAGGCAAAGCTCATTGTGAGTGAGAAGATTAAGACGATTATCTTGCCGCGCGCTCCGCTGCTTGCCGAGGAGATTGAGACCTTCCGTGACAGCCAGAACCAAACGGAGGTCATCTTCAAAAACGGCAGCTCCATTGTGGTTGTGCCGGCGATCGAGACCGCGCGCGGACACCGCGCGACGCTCATCATCTATGAAGAGTTCCGCATGATCCTCAAAAAGATCGTGGATACGGTGCTCTCGCCGTTTCTGGTGGTACGGCACGCGCCGTACATGGATCGGGAGGAGTACGAACACCTGATCGAGGAGCCGAAGGAAATCTACATTAGCTCCGCGTGGTACAAGAGCCATTGGATGTGGAGCAGCATCATCAAGCTCTTTACCAAGGACATGCTGACGAATCGCTCGTCCATGCTCATCGCGATGGACTACTCGATCGCGCTGCGGCACAAGATCAAGACGCGAAATTACCTCATCAAGGAGCGCAAGAAGCTCGACCGCGTGGCGTGGGCGATCGAATACGAAAACCAGATGGTTTCCGAGAACGCGCACGCCTACTTCACCTATGAGCTTTTGAACAAAAACCGCGTGTGGAAGCGCGCGTTTTATCCGCGCCGCGCGGAAGATGTTATATTGCACGCGAAGAACCGGTACGCCATTCCCAAGCAGAAGGGCGAGATCCGTATCATCTCGTGCGATATTGCTTCCGAGGGCGGCAATGGCAACGACAACTCGATCTACTCGTGCATCCGCGCGCTGCCTGAGAGCAAGGAGTACAAGTCGACCGACACTGGCGGCGAGCATATCGAGGTTAAGCAGGGGTATCGGCGTCAGGTGGTCTACATTGAGGCGCAGAGCGAATTTGAAACAACGAAGCAGGCGATCCGCATCAAGCAGCTATTTGCTGACTTTGACGCGGATTTTTGCGTGCTCGATACCAGAAACGCGGGCGTCTCGATTTACGACTCGCTTGCCAAGGTGCTCTATGACGAGGAGCGCAATGTGGAATACGAGCCGTGGACGTGCATGAACGACGAAAAGCTCAAAAGCCGCGTGGTCATCGCGGGGCAGAAGGAGGTCGTCTTCTCGATCAAGGCGAGCCTTGAGATGAACAGCGCGATCGCCGTGTGCATGAAAAAGACGCTGACCGACCGCATGATCGACCTGATGGTGAACCATCAGGAGGGCATCGAGGAGCTGCAGCGGCATGTGCCGGAGTACGCGGAGGCGGACGTCGACACGCAGATCTTCTACGAGCGGCCGTATTTGGAGACCGTGGCGCTGGTGAACGAGATGATCGCGCTGGAGTACACGGTGACGGATCAGACGCAGCTCATCAAGATCGCGGAGAGAGCGACGGAGCGGAAAGACCGCTATACGTCGGTCTCCTACGGCAACTACTTTATCGAGCTGTTGGAAAAAGACCTTTTCTCCGACAGCACGGAGTACGAATATACTCCGCTTTACAACTAAATGACAAGGAGGTGAGAGCAGTATGGCAGAAAAATCGAGGTTTCGGCTGTTTGAGCCGCGCGGCGGCACAAGGATCGAGCCGCAGAAGACGACGGAAAGCGCGTCTGTGGCACAGAGCGTTTCCGTCGGCGGCGAGGTCAGCTCGTTCGGCGGGTGGGTGAATATCAACGTAGACCACGCGGATTGCGGCAGCGCGCCGTATTCGCCGGAGGCGCTTTGGCGCATGGCGAAAAATCCCATGACGAATATCCGAGAGCTGCGCCGGTGGGCGAAGTGGGCGTATTACGCGAACGGAACGGTGACGAACGCCATCGACAGTCTGGAGACGCTGCACTCGCTGGATTACATCGTGGTGGCAAAGCCGAAGCGCGAAGACGTAGCGCGCGGCGCGACGAGGGCGCAGCGGGACAAGATGAACGCCGTGCTGCGCTCGATCCGCTACAAGGAGGTCATTCGCAACGCCATTCATCAGGCGGCGAACGAAGGTATGTACGTCGGGTACATGGAGACGCGGCGCGTGAGCGTGGATCGGCGCATGGCGCTGACGGACGAGGACATCCGAAGCATTTCCGAAATCAACGAGTCTGGCGTAAACACGATGGTTTTTACGCTGCCGGTCGACTATGTGCGTATCATCGGGCGGCGCAACAACTGCTACGAGGCGGCGTTCGACCTGCGCTTTTTTGACGGCATGACGCCGGAGGATCAAAAGCGCAAGCTCGCGAGCTTCCCCAAGCAGATCCAGGACGGATGGGAGAAGTATCACAAGGGCGAGTTTACGAACGGCGCTTGTTGGCTGCGGCTCGACTGGCGCAAGACGATCGTTTTGAAGATCAAAAGCGGCGTCAACGATCCCTATGGCGTGCCGTTCGCAGTCGCGGCGCTCGACGACATCGACTATGCCAACTATTTCACCAAAACCAAGCGCCATGTGCTTGACACGGTGAACAACCAGATCTACTACGAGACCTTCCCGGAAGGTAAGGACAAGGGTACGTCCGCGCTGACGGACAAGCAGCAAAAGGCGCAGCACAACACCGTCAAGGGCGCGTTGACGACGCGCAGCGACAACGGCGTGAGCTTCTTTTCGCTCGCCGCCGGTACAAAGATGGAGCGGCTGCCGGTGGATGTCGACATTCTCGATGAGGAGAACGACAACGGCATCAAGGATAAGGTCAACGACGGCATCGGCTTCTCCGCCGCCGCGCTCGGCGGCAGCTCGACCGGCAACTACGCCACGGCCTCGCTGAACCTTGAGATCATCGCAAGCAAGGTGTTTACCTGGATCGAGGCGGTCGTGGAGGAGATGAACAAGTGCCTTGGCTACGGCGCGATGCGCGACAAGGACTACCGCGTGGAGTTCCGCGTGCTGCCGGTGACGTTCACGAACCGCGAGAAGTTCGTCAAGATGCTCTCCGACCTCTATGCGCGCGGCAAGGGAAGCCTCGGCGCGTGGATCGCCGCGAGCGGCGTGAACGCCGACGACTATTTGACGCTGATGGACTACGAGCTTTACGAAGACTTCGAGAACGTGTATCCGGTGCATAAGACGTCGTTCACCATGACTGGCAAGGACGCGCCGGACGACGACGTGGACAAGAGCCACGCCGGAGCCGAGCAGAATCCCAGCACCGAGAGCACGGCGGAGAACGATGGGAACGCCTTGCCGTCCCCCGGCGATTGAGGGGAGGTGAGGCAGGATGTTTGAGAAAGTCAAAACGAAGTTTCCCATTTTTGAAATCGCCAGCAAGTCAACGGTCGCGGGCAGACGGCACATCAAGGTCGTGCTGCATGAGATCTTTTCCGACGATACGAGCTGGCAGGAAAACGGCATCTCGTGGAACGAGGAGTATGTGCGCGAGAACATCGAGTCCGCAAAGGGCATGTCGATCACCGTTGAATTTCTGACGGAGGATCGCGACGTCCCGTACGGACACGGTATGACCGGTGCGCGCAACAATATGCCGCTTTTTGAGGACGCCACAATGGTCGGCTTTGTCGACAAGGCGTATGTGGACGATGTGCGCATCGACGGGAGTGATCGCCGCGTGCTGATCGCGGAGGGCTGGCTGGACGAGATGCGCTATCCGAAGTTCGTGGACTGGCTGACGCAGCACATGGCGGACGGAACCGTCAAGGGCAGCGTGGAGATCGTCGGCAAGCCGGAAAACGAAGGTCAGATTATTTACTCCGGCGGTTGGAAGGAGCAGGGGCGCGTGCCGCAGATCTACGATTACAGCGGTTACGCGATCCTCGGCATCAAGCCGGCAGATGAGACGGCGATCGTGATGGAGTTAAATAATAAGAAAAATGCGAAGGAGGATGACAGCATGGATTTTGAGGAAATGTTGAACAAGACGAAGGCGGCCGTCTCGAACGCTATGGTGGAAGCCAACAACCGCTGGGACGAATACTGGGCGCAGCTTTCCGCCAAGGACGCGAAGATCGCGGAGCTTGAGGCGGAGATCAAGGATAAGGAAGCCCAGATCGCGCACGTCGAGGAGGAAAAGGCTCAGCTTCGCGCGGACTTCGACGCGAAGGAGGCCGGTCTTACCGAGGCGAACGCCAAGGTCGAGGAGCTGAACGCCAAAATCGCAGAGATGGAGGCCAAGAACACCGAGCTTGCGAACGAACAGCTCAAGGCTGAGCTGAACGCGGCGCTTGCGCCCTACACCGAGGAGCAGCGCAAGGTCGCGGAGGCGGAGATCAACGCCTTTAACGAGAATCCCGGCAGCGTCGAGATCAACGCGATCGTCGGCAAGATCTGCACGGAGATCGTGCGTGCGGCGCAGGTTGCCAAGACGAGCGAGCAGAACGCCGCGAGCGAGATCGACGTGTTTGCAATCGCAGAAACCGCTCCCAAGAGCGAAGACCAGCCTGACGATGACGTCAGCGTGTACTAATTTTTGAAGGAGGAATACCAACATGAAGTACAAGACTATTGGCGCGTTCAAGAACGTGCAGAACGTCGGTAACTGCAAGGCTGCCGTCGACATGAAGGTCGGTATGGGCGTCATTCTCAATCAGGTGAACAAGACCGCGAAGCTGCCGACCACTGCGGATGAGGCGAAGGCCGCCTACCGCATCGTGACCAACATCAACGACAAGCCGGAGATCCGCAACTTCTCCCAGAGCCTTGACGTCAAGGCCGGCGAGTATGTCCGCGCTGACGATCTCACCACGGTCGGCAACCTCGAAATCGAGTTCGCCGCGAGTGAGATCAGCACCGCGTACGCTTCCGTCGCCGTGAACGATAAGCTCGTGTTCGGCATCGGCGGTCTTCTGGAGAAGAGCAACGACGTCGACGGCTATAAGGTCTATTTCGAGGTCATCGAGAAGACCGCGTACATGGGTAACGGCGTGCTTGCCGTGATCCGCGTGCAGTAAGAAATGAAAAGGAGGGCTATACAATGAGCACGATCTATGAAATCAACATGGCGAACGCCCGTCCTGACACCGCTCCGGCGCGCGTTACCGCAAAGTCTCCCATCGTGGAGGTTTTCTCCGCGCTGGTGCAGGGCAATCGTCCCAACGTCAGCGACAAGGTTCTGGACAAGTCCGTCGCCGAGATCAGCTCGCTTGCTGAGAAGGCGCTGAACGGCGATACCGTCGCCATGAGCGAGATCAACGCGATCATCCGCTTCTCCATCGAGCCGAAGCTGATGCAGGCGATCAAGCTCTTCAACTTCATGGGTTCCTTCAAGCGCATCGGCTACAACGAGCAGGCGATGATGAAGACCTACAAGTACGAGAGCGTCGACAGCCGCTTCCAGGCCTCCAGCTCTGATGTGCCGTTTGCGGCCGTCAACTGGCGCGAGTACCCGATCGCCACCCAGACGATCAGCGGCGGCATCAGCATCGACTACCGCGAGCTGCAGAGCGGCAATTTCGACGGCAACCTCGCCGAGGGCGTCGAGCAGGTGAAGATCGACATGCAGAACAAGGCCGTCTACTATGTGATGACCGTTCTCTACAACGGTCTCAAGAACGCCACCGGCGTCAAGCACTTTGCCGAGTCCACCGGCATCACCAAGACCGGTGTTGACAACATGCTCAAGTCCATGCGTCGTTACGGCAAGGTTAACATCGCCGGCGATTACAGCGTCGTGAGCCAGTTCAACGATTTCTCCGGCTACCTGACCGTGGGCGCGAACACCATCCCGTTCGGCGCGGACGTTGTGGCCGATGAGATCCGCAAGACCGGTCTTGTCAGCTTTTACAACGGCGCGTATGTCACCGAGCTTCCCAACGCGATCAACTGGACGAAGCTCAACGCGGCCGGCACCGACTACGACCTCTACATGCCGCAGGGCTTGCTGTTCTTCCTGCCGCAGGGCAAGGTCTCCCCGCTGCAGAGCTTTGTGCGCGGCGGCATGACCAGCATGACCGGCGATGACATCGTGACGCGCCAGCACATGACGCGCTTCGACATGGAGTTCGGCGCTGGCATCGCGGAGGGCATGGAAGACCAGATCGGTCTGATCTCCGACACCAACTACGAGCGTCCCAACGTCGGCTAAGAATTTCGTTTGAAATCTGAGCCGTCTGCGGGCGGATAATTACAGGGAGAGGCTTTACGGCCTCTCCTTGTTTTTGCGATACCCAAATACGCCCCATAGGGGGTTATGAAAGGAATTTACGATCATGGCGACAAACAATGTTCTGGTAGACAATCTGTGCTCATGGCCTTTGTACTTCCACCGCGCGACCGGACAGGGTGATGTGATGATCCCCGCGAACGCGAAGAACTATCCGCTGCTCTCGCGCGATGAGGTGCAGGCGCAGATCCAGCTCGGCAACAAGATGTTCACCGGCGAGGATGGCCTTGGCAATCACGCGCGCATCCGCATTGTGGACGACGCCGCACGCAGCGACGTGTTCGGCGTTGAGGGCGTGCAGACGGAAGCGCCGGTCATTCTCGACGAGGATGCTGTCAAGGCGCTTCTTGCCATCAAGAGCAAGGCGAAGTTCAACGAGCGGCTGCGCGAGCTTGTGAGTACGGACGCCGAGAAGCGGATGCTGGTCGATCTTGCGTTCAAGTGCGGCGCTGAGGACGCGGAGACATGGAAGGTCGACGCGCTGCGCGCGCTCGCCGATCAGCGTGATTTCTAATATTCGAGAGGAGGCGTGGTTATGGCGACTACGTTTTCGGACATCGAGACCATTTTCCATTCCATGCCTTTGACGAAGTATGAGATCCCGGAGGGATTGGAAAAGGCGTGGCTGGCGGTTGCGGTGGCGGACTATGAACTGAATGTCGACGAAGATCTTGGCTACGACGCCGAGAAGAAGGAGTTTTCCGGCGACCTCGGCATGAACGTGCAGCGCACGCTTGCGCAGATGATGTACGTCCAGTACCTCCAGCGCGAGCTTTCCCGCGTGATGGCGCTCAACGGGATCTACGGAAAGGACGTGCAGCTCACCGGACAGGACGCGACGAAGCGCGTGACGAAGCAGGAGCTTGACGACCAGCTTGCCCGTGTGGAGAGCCTTCTGCACCGGCAGAAAGATCCAGCCTACAACTGAGGAAGGAGGCGGAGGATATGTCGGATGAATCAAGGCAGTGGTATCGGATGACGAGACCGCTCTTTCAGAGCGGATTTGAGGACGACGAGTTTTGGGCGTACGGACAGGACGGCTTTGATGAGCTGCTTGCCTCCGCCATCGGAAGCGACGTTCTCATTTATGATAAGACGATTGCATCCGCGCCGACTCAGGCGCGCGCCATTGTGCAGCAGAAGACGAGCGACACCTATGCAAGTTCCACCGTGCGCCAGATTCTTTGCCGCATCGGTACGCTGCACTGCGGGCAGTATGTGCGATGCGAGGGCGCGCTGTGGCTGGTGAGCGGGCTTCCTGACAACAACCGCGTGTATGAAAAGGCTGTGCTGTGGAAGTGCAATCACACGCTGCGCTTCTTATCGCCCGTGACGGGTGAGATCGTTGAGTATCCGATCCACAGCACCAACGCGACGCAGTACGGCGACGGCGAGGCGAACAAGCCGAATATGTCCATCGGCGACGACAAGATCCTCGTCTATCTCCCATACAACGAAGAGACGATCCCGATCGACAACGGGTTCCGCTTCATCATGGACAAAAACCGCGACAAACCGAGCGTTTATACCGTGACAAGGGTGGATTCCACCTCATTTGCCGTGGGCGTTGAGAAGTTTGAAGACGGGCTTGTGCAGTGGATGGTGCTGCAGTCACAGTTCAACGAGGTCACGGACAGCCGTGAGGAGATGATCGCGGACTACTACAAACCGAGCGACGGAAGCGAGAGCGGCGAGGCTGGAGCAGGCGGTGAAATGCTGACGCTCAAAGACCTTGACGGAGACTTCCGGCTGACGCTCGGCGAGGAGAAGGAGATTGCGGTCGGCTGCGTGGACGCGGACGGGAACGAGGTTGCGAGCTTCGACTACCGCATGGAGTACGATTTGGCGGACGGCGCGGCGGAGGTCATTTTACAAAGCGGCAACACGATCACGCTGCGCGCCGCGACGGATGAGCGTTTCGTTGGCGCTGCACTTACCATTCGCGCCGTGAGCGACACGCTCGGCTCGACGGCGGAGCTGACGATCCGCGTGGTCGAGTGGTAAGGAGGTGCGGACTATGGCTCATTACAAGAGTATCATCGACCAAAAGCAGGCTTTGAAGAAAGCGCTGCTGCAAAACCAGAGCGTTGTGAATCTTCTGGTGAACACCGGAGACAACGTGCTGGAGTTTGACAATATCCGAACGGGCAGCAAAAGCCCCGCGAAGGATCTCATTAAGACGCACTTCTATGTACCCGGCACGCAGCAGATCGACAAGAACTTCATCGCGATGCGCTCCTCGATCCGCGCGGCGGACAACAACGTCGTGAAAGAGACGGATATGGTCGTGCTGGTCATCTGCAACGACGACCAGATCGACCTTTTGCAAGGATCGCGCGCAGACCTTCTTGCGGATGAAATCGACCAGATCCTCAACCGTACGGACGGGCAGCTCTTCGGATACGGATTCGTCCAGATCCAAGGCGCTGAGGAAGTGCGCTTTGCCGATGGATACTCCGGCTGGCAGATGCGCTATATGGTACACGAAGTCAATCGAAAGGCGGAAAATCTGTGATGGAAAACAACTTTGATGCCTTGCGATTGCTACGGGGCAAGCCGTGTGAAATCGGCGGAGGTATTACGGTGCGCCAACCGACGCTCGATGAGATCGAGGGATACGGCGAGCGCGATTATTTCGCGCTGGTGCGTACGTTGACGGCGACGCCCGCAGACCAGAAGGTAGCGATCTGGGACGCGCTGCATATCTACTGGGAGCAGATGGACGAGTTTGAACTGTTCGTCTCGCTTTTCGGTGCGGCGCAGAAACAGGATTGCTCTATTGTGTTTCCCGGACTGGATGTTTCGAGTTTCCAGCCGGTCGTGAATACCAAGACGCAGGAGATCGTGCTGCGCAATGCGGACGGAATTGTTATCGACCGCGCGATCCACGCAAGTCTCACCAGTTATCTCCGCGCCGTCCACCGTTTCACAAAGAACGTGGATACCGGATACAACGACTCCACGCGCGACATTATGATCGAGGATGACCGCGACGAGCTGATGGCGGCGGCAAAAAAGCCGCACGGTTCTCTTCTCATGCCATTGATCTCCGCGATGACGAATTGCGTGGAGTTCAAGTACGGCTTTTTTGAAGCGTGGAATATGCCGATCGGCGCGTTTATGGACGCCGTTGCGCGCGTGCAGAAAGTCAAAAGCGTCGGCTACACGATGAGCGGTATTTATGCCGGCAACGTGGACGTCAAGCGGATCACCAAGAGCCAGCTTGACTGGATGGGAGATCTGAAATGACAAACTGAGAGCCGAGAGGTTCTTTTTATCACACAATGAAAGGAAGATGTAACCATGTTCAATGCAACTAACTTCATTATCGACAAGGTTCGCCGCGTTACCCGCGTCAATCTGACGAGCGGCGACGTCGACTTCACCCTGACGAGCATTGCGAACCCGCAGATCGAGTTCACCGGCGAGAGCACGGACAAGACCGATGCTTACGGCACGCTGCTTGCCCGTTTCGACACCGCCAAGGGCGTCAACTTCTCCGGTGAGGCTTCGCTTCTGTCCCTCGACCTGATGGCCTCTCAGCTCGGCACCGAGGTCGACGTGGCGGACGCCAGCAACAAGCTGACCGGTAAGGTCTTCGAGACGCTGAAGGTCGTTACCTCCGGCGATCCCGCGACCAAGACCGCGACGCTTACCCATACGCCGAAGACCGCACCCGCGAAGATCTACGTTCTCGCCGAGGACAAGACCATTGCCGATACCATTGCCATCGGCGCGGAGGCCGGCGACGCCAGCATTTCCGGCAAGGTCGTTACTCTGCCCGACAGCTTCACCGGCACCATGATCGGTGTTCTGTACGAGTACGAGACCGACAGCGCCGTCAAGGTCATTGACGGCAGCGAGAACTTCGCCGAGGCCGCCGAGTACATCGTCGACATCCTCGCGGCGGACGTGTGCAATCCCGCGAGCAAGCGCGCCGGTGTGATCGTCTTCCCGAAGGCGAAGATCGACAACAACTTCTCCATTACGCTCACGACCGAGGGTACGCACCCGTTCGGCTTCACCGCGCTCAAGGATTACTGCTCCGACGACGCGGAGCTGTGCTACATCCTCTTCAACGAGTAAGAGGAGGCGGCAATGCAGCGCGCGTGCAGCGTGTGCGGAGCCATGTATGATACGTGCTACGTCTGTGAGAAGACGAAGAGCTGGCGCGTGCATACGGACACGCTCGACCACTACTACATTCTTACCGTGCTGATGGACTACAAGACAGACCGCGACGCGAAACGCGCATATCGCGCGCTTCGCAAACGCGGCGTCGATTTTTTCCGCACGGAAGGGTACACGGAGAGCGTGCGGTCGCTTCTGGGAGAGATCTACCGCGAGCACAAGGGTAAGAGCGCCGTGGCGCTCGCACCGATCGCGGAGGAAACGCCGGATGCGGCGGATACCGCGAACGCAGAGAAATGAAGAGAGGGCGAAAGCCCTCTCTTTTTTGGCATGAGGTGAGAAGGAATGAAGATTTTGGCGGTCGATCAGGCGCGCAACGGCGCATGGTCGGTGTTCGATTATGAGAAGAAGAAACTGCTCGACTACGGTGTGTGGTCGTATCCGAGCGAAAAATGCACGTTTGAACAGGCTGTTTTGCAAATCGAAGCATTGCTGGATGGAGTGATACGCAAGCAGGGCGTCGATGCGGTTTTCCTGGAGGACATTCAACTGCGCAGGAATGTGCAGTCCTTTAAGAGACTGGCTCAGCTCCAAGGCGTACTCGTCAATCTTTGCGAAAAGAACGAATACCTTTACGGTTTGGTTCCACCGGCGCAGTGGCAGAGCTTTTGCAAGGCAAGAGGCAGGACAAGCAAGGAGATCAAGGCGAATGTGACCGAGATCGAGGCGGTCAAAAAAACGTCCAAGATCCTCTCGATCCAGGCAGCGAAGAACGTATACGGCATCGAGACGGAGGACGACAACCTCGCGGACAGCATCATGCTGGGGCATTACTGTCTGCACAATATCAGCATCACTTCCGAAGGAGTGTGCGAGATCAAAGAGCAATAGGAGGACGCGATTATGATGAACGACAAGAACAAGGGCTTTGAGATGGAGGAGGATTTCATCGACGTTTCCGAGCTGATGGACACACATCTCCCCGAACCGGCCATGCTTGAATATTATCGCGGGCTTAAAAACCGCGAGATCGAGTGGAACGGCGACATCGAGGACGGCACGCTGGACATCGCTCACTATATCCGCAAGTGGAACCGCGAGGATCGCGGCATCGAGCCGGAGAAACGCAAGCCCATTCGCATCCTGATCAATTCGGACGGCGGAAGCGTCGACGTTGTGATGAACATTATCGACACGATCCGCCTTTCCAAGACGCCGGTTTACACCATCGGTCTTGGCCGCGTTTACAGCGCCGGCGGACTGCTTTTGATGGCCGGACATCGGCGATATATCTTCGAGCACACGAGCTGTCTTATTCACGACGGTTCCTCCGGTGCGATCGGAAGCATCGGCAAGATGCTGGACAACCTTGAATTTACCAAGGAGCTTGAGCGGCGCGTGAAGAAGTACATCCTCAGCGTGACGAAGATCGACGAGGAGGTCTTTGACAAGAACTATCGCCGCGACTGGTTCCTGTTCAGCGACGAGATGATCGAGCTTGGCATTGCCGATGAGATCGTGACCGATCTCGACACTATTCTTTAAGGAGTGATCGCGCATGGCACGAAAGAGTGCTCCCAACACGGTGCAGGACGCGCCAAAGGAAAAAGCGCCTCAGACGCTTGCAGACCATCCGTTTTACGGACTCAAGCTCGACGAGTATCAGGAGGCGTTTCGCGACGCGATCTGGAATCCCGACATTCGTTTTATTTCTGTTGACGCGGTTGCCGGTTCAGGTAAGACGACCATCGCGATTGCTACGGCGTGTTTGCTGTATGCCTATGGCTTGGTTGACGGTTGCATCTATTGCAGAACGCCGGCATCTGAGGGGCGCATCGGCTTTCTTCCGGGCGATCAAGCATCGAAGGAAAGACCGTATATGCAGCCGCTTTACAATACGCTGTGCAATATCGGCGAGAATCCGTATACGGCGATTGACACCAGCTCTAATATGGAGAATCGGAAATATCAGACTGGCTATTGGCAGGCAATTACGGACGTGTATCTGCTTGGCGATGACTTCAAGAACAAGGCGGTCGTTATCGACGAGGCGCAGTGCATGACGACGGATCAGCTCCGCACGATTATCACAAGATGCCATGATAGCTGCAAAGTTATGGTAATTGGATCGACGCTTCAGATTCAGGGTATTGCCAAGGATGAGTCGGGTTTTATACATTGCATTGAACACTTTGAAGACCGTCCGTGGGCGCGGCACTGCGTTTTGGTGAACAACTATCGCGGTGAAATGAGCGCGTGGGCGGACAAACTTTGATGAATATTTGGAGGATTCCAAAATGAAGAAAATTTCTGTGGATACGGTCAGGGCATTTCTCAAGGAGAAGGAAGCGGACAGAGCCGCCTGTGCGGAGGTCTGCATGGAGCTTGCTGACGGCACGGAGGTCAAGGTGACGCTGCGCACCGAATTGTCGACGGCTGAGAAATCGGTGTTTATCTCCCGCGTGCTAAGCGGGTGTTTTGACGAGCGCGGCGAGTTCCGTCCCGAATATGTCACGCCTATGCTGCGCGCGACGATCTTGCAGATGTG